CAAAATCTGTTGCGGCGGCTTTGCGGGAAATTTTCATGCTCTCTCTCCTGTTATGGGCGGCGCGTCCGTGCGCCACCGGATTAGGACGTAATGCCCTGGTTAAATTCAGTCTCTTCGGCTACACGACGGCGGAGCAGGCCGGCCACGACCACACCACCGGCATGGTCCCAGCGCTCGAACTGATCTGCAGCGCCGTGGAAATCGCCGGAGTTGAGCTGGCTGAGCAGGGTAGATCCCTCGAATGCGCCAACGCCCAGGTTGTAGACAAAATCAACCAGTGCATCAAATTCAGGCTGCGTCAGAGCGACAGTGACGAGGCGATTGACAGCGCTTTCCGCCCAGGCGATCCCCTTCTCGAGGCGAACGACAGCCTCATCCTGGGTAATCACCAACCCCTCAACAACATCGGGGCCGGTGGTGCCGTAGCCAATAGTCCAGACACCGGCCACATCCTGATAGGCTGTCAGGCGGCAGCCTTCAAAACCCTCAGTCAGCGCCTCACCGGTCTTGCTGTAAGTCATGTTCATGGTTTTTCACCAGTTTTAATCGTTTTCAACAGCAGATAATTGACATCCTCCCCGCCCTAAAGGACGGGGATTCCTACAGCTAGCAGCGCATGTCCGCGCTGGAGAATGTTCTTGGCGGCGTTCACATCACGATCATGATGTGCGCCACATTCCGAACAAGTCCATTCTCTTATTCCAAGACCTGCGATACCTCTCGGCCTGCTATCGGGCAAGGTGCCGCAACAGCTACAGGTTTGGGTGGAATACGCTTCGTTGACCTCATCGAACAATACGCCTGTCGCTATCGACTTATAACTGAGCATTGTTCGGAACGATGTCCAGCCAGCATCGAGCACGGACTTTGCCATGTTCGTTTTTGCCAGACCGGAAGCGTTCACGTTGCCTACGAAGATTGCACGATTCTCACAAACGAGCTTCGTGCTGAGTTTGTCCAATGCGTCCTTACGACGATTGGCTATTTGCGCGTGAATTGCTTTTACCCGCGCTTTCTTATTGGCGCGTTGCGCCACTGCTAATTTTGCTTCTGCGCAGCGATAGAGTCTTTGTGCTTCGACCTTGACGCCATCTGACATGGTGGCAAAGTCTTTCAGACCAAGATCGATGCCAACGCACTCACATAGCTCTGGTGGCTTGATCGGCCCGACGAATACAGGTACTTCGACACAGATATTGGCGTACCAACGGCCACGCGCATCTTGGCTAAAACTGCCGGAACCGAGTTTGTACTGGCTTAGTCCGTAGGAGTCCCACAAGCCGAAGCATTGACCTGCATAACGTAGCTGACCGTTTTTGTAAGCGATGCAATCGTGACGGAAGGGAATCCAGCCGAGAGACTTGCGCGAGCCAAACGATGTGCGCCAACGCAACTTGGCCTTTTTGAATTGCTTGCGCCGCGTCACCAATTCTGCGCCGATCATCTGCACAGACGCGGAATTGATGCTCAAGCCTTCTTTTGTCGCTCCTGCTGTGTACTTTTGCAGATCGTAGCTACTAAAGAATTTGCCGGTGCGCTGAAGGTGCTTGTAGGACAGATCATTGCAGTAGTTCCACACCATATTGACATCACGCGCCAAAGCATCGAGTGCCTTAGCGTGTTTGTCTTTGATGCGGATGTGCAAAGTTTTCATACTTCGATTATGCTTGATCTATGGACAAAAACAATGATATCCGACACGGAAGACACTGTGTTTTAAAAAAATGGCGCAGCGGCAAAATATAACCGTCTGCGCCATCTATTACAGGCCAGTACCCTGTACATCCAGCGCCATGAAATTGGCATTGCTGACCACGATAGCATTGGCCTGCACGTTCACGGAGCCGCTGCCATACGAACAGCCGATGTATTTGCGCAGTACTGCGCCGGTGTCTTTCGCGAGCGTCACGATATCAAAAATGAGCCCGTTGAGCGCCCCGTCGCCGTTTTCAACAGCAATACCCAACTGGCGCAAATTGCCTGTGATCAGCACCATAGTGCTGACCGCAACGCTATGCCGCGCGACCGTCGGCACATGCTCCTGCACGTGGATATCACCAATACCGGTTGCCGGCTCCAGTCCGTAGTCATCGTTCATATCGACGCCGCGGGCCAAGCCAACCGCAATACCATTCATCTGAACAATAATGCGGTTACCAGTCTGAGTTTTCACATTAGTTGCTGCTGCCATGTCCTATTACTCCTGATTAACTCGCGGCCTGGGATACGCTGCCAGCATAGGGCACCGCATTCATCGTGCAGAGGATGAAATTACCCGGAATTACCGGGCTGGCCTGGTACTGAATCGAGAAAACATCACCATCAACACCGACAGTGATGTTCTTGTAGGCAGGATTGGTAGCATCGCCAACCAGTACGCCGGGGCCGTTCGGGGCCGCCACCGCGCAGGCGCGAAGGACGGATTCAGTAGCCGCTTCAATGGCGCCCAGGATGGCGGGGGAGCCGCCCTTGCCGCGATAGGGCTCCACTGCGTTGCGCACGTTGCGCTGCACGAAGTCAACCGCAGCACCGGTGGACTGCTCCACGCGGTTGTAGTTGTTGTTGGTCAGCCAGGTACTGATCGACTGCGCCACACGGAAACCGGTATCAGTGTTCAGGATACAGAAGACGCCCGCTTTGATCAGCGGGTCGGTATCCAGCGGGTCGACCAGATCGCGCTCAACGCCACGGAAGGTCATGCTGACATTGGTAAGCGCCACGCCGGGGGCGGCAGCAGCAAAGGCAGCAGAGTAAACAGCAGCAGCCATATAGGGCGGCAGCAGGACCAGCTTGCCGGTGGAGTCATAATCGTAGTAGCCCAGGTGGCAATACGAAGTACGGTCGCTGCCAATGGTGACCGGAACGGCAGCCGCCGCCGCATCCGTGGTACCGATGGCGTCACCGACAATCGCGCGGCGCTCACGCTTCCCGACAGAGGACATGTACTGCACATGCGCATCGGTCATTGCCCAGATGCTGGGGGACGAAGACAGAGGGGTAATCCACTGCACATCCTTGGTCTGGAGCATGGCAAAGCAATCGCTCCAGTCGCCGTTATCAGTCGAAGGCAGCGTACCACCGGTCAGGTAAGTGAAGGGGCTGTAGCTGAGGGTTCCATAAGTGCCAACGGCGCCGGTAACGAACGGGCTGGCGCTCGAGTTGAGCCACTGGAGGACGGCCCAGACATTGGCGGTCGCCGTGTAGGCCACCAGGACATTTTCGCTAGTAACCGGGTCCAGGCTGCCCAGGGTTGGATTGTTTTCAGCGCCTGCCACGGCAGAGCAAGTCCAACCCGTGATGGTGCCAATATAATCCGCCAACTCCTGCACAGTGGAATAAATGGTCAGGTCGATGGTGGTGGTAGTGGTGGTATATCCATCATTGGTCGCCAAAATCACATGGGTTCCATTCACCGTCATGGTGGCGCTGTCGCCACCATTGACGAACTGGATATTGAACGCCTTGGAGTTGATGTCGTCGCCAACGGTATACGAATTGCCAAGCTGGGTCGTGACGCGGAAACCGAGGTCCGTGCCTGCCTCAACCTTGATTTTCACCTGATTGGCGCGCAGACCATAATCAATCGAGTTGACAATGATCGGGCCAAGATTGAGCGTTGCCTGCGTGGCGGGGTCGACACGGACAGCGATCACCGAGGACGGAGATTCCAACTCATCGGAAGGGTTGAAAGCCTTGATAACAGCCTGCGCCAGCTCGCCGGTGCCGAGAATGGCTGCTACCGTGGAGGGGTCGCCAAAATTCAGTGCGACCTTCGGCTGACCACTGGTGCAGTGCCCGATGAGGCAGACCACATTGCCAACGGTCAAATTCTTGTTGGCCATGGCCGAGTCATTTACCGCACTCGCCGTGGTCGGGGTGGTCAGCTGGCGACCGTTAAAAAATACGCCGGTTGGCATGTCTGCATTCTCCTGAAAATCAATATGGGCGCCGCATTACACCTTGCGGGTCGTGAACGCTGCAAAGCGCTCAAGAAAAGCCGCATCGGTATCCATGACCTTGCCGGCCAGCTTTTCTTCCGAGTGAAAGGCACTGATCAGCTCCACCCGGCGATCACGCTTCGACAGATTGGTGCAGAAGTGATCCAGCGACAGCGGGAAGCGGGAAGGCGCATCAACCACAGGCGTAGGCGAGGTGATGGCAGGCGGGGCAACGCTGACCGCTGGCGCGACCGCTACCTGTGCCGCTGGCGCCACTGGCGCCTGAGCCGGGCTTGCTGCCGGAGCAGTGGCTACCGGTGCCGCCGAAGGGGCCGGGGCAGCCTGGGCAGCAGGAGCCGGTGCAGGAGCTGCGCCGGAGGCGCCGGTGCTGTTCGTATCTTCAGGCATGATCTCAGTCCTCAAAAATTACGTTTACGTTTACCGCGGTAATGGCGGGCACTTCATGCACGATGTTGACTGGAGCCAGGCAGGTCAGCGTGCAGTTGTTCATGTAAATTGGCGAATCGAAAGACTCAAAATCTTCTGTGTCTTGCGCCGAAAATTCAATTTCCACCATGCCGGCATCATCGAATACGGGCAGGTTTGCGATGATCAAGCGCCGCAGGGCTTTACGGAAATCAATGCGGTCATCGCCATTCAACAGCCACGCGGTAATGGTCAGTGTGACCCGTACCCACCAGCCTTCACCATCGAAAACATTACCTGCGGCATCCACATACTCACCGCCAATGGCTTCACCAATCGCGCGATTGACGGGGCTTTCACTGTCCATGTGCACTGAAACCACAGGGAAAGTGGTATTTTCATAGACCGGCGGCGCATTCAGCACCTGTATTTCACCGTCTTTTTTCTTGACGCGGCCTGCCAGCAGTTCATTGGCAAGCCCGATCAGAAGCCGCTCCCTGACGACTTCCTGGACATCCGATGAGGCCTCGGTATAGATGGCGTTTGGTGTGGCTGCCACAATTGCGCTTGCCGTCCAACTGGTACCATCCAGGGTATAAAACATGCCGTAGTAATAGACGGTCCCATTTACAAGGCCTGTCACATCCAAGACCGTCGATGAGTCATCCCCGTCATACACGGTCACTGCTGATGGGTCATTCCAGCCGCTAAATGCAGATGTTGTGCTACGCAAAACCACCCAGCGGAGCGAGCCAGCAGGAACCATCATCATGATGCGCAGGGCATTACCGACGGCCAGCGCGAAAATCATCGTTATCATGTTGGCAATCTTAGTGTCCCGAAAGGGGGCCGGGACATTATCATCAGGGCATGACCACTGACTTCCAGATCACCGTTGACATGGGAAAACTGCTCGAGCTTCCGGCATCGAGCGGCAAGATTATTTTTGCCAATCTTTCCGAGTCGGTAGCTGATGTAGCCAGATATGGGCATGCCGGCTGGAGCAAGTTGGTCCAGCAGGCCCCACTATGGCAGGGAGAGAAAGCGGCCTACCTGCAGTCGCTGCAATGGAAGATGACAGGCGACTACAGCGCCGAAATCTGGAGCGACTACAAGTATGCCTACGAGATTGAGAATGGCCGACCGCCATACGATTTGAAAAAGATGCTGAACACCAGCACCAAGGTCCGCAGGACAAAAGACGGGCGCCGGTTCCTGGTTATCCCAATGAGGCATAACGTCGACAGCATGCCCTCTGCGGTATATTCGGCTGCCAAGGGACTGGATGCGTCCACAGTGGTACGTGATACGTTTCGCCCGGCCGGCCAGGTCGTGAACCTGTCACCGACCACAGGCATGACTCCTGCCCGGCGCCAGCCCCGCTTCATGAGCGATACGGGCACCAAAAAAACGCTCATGGTGGCATCAAAGGTCTACAACTGGGGGGATCGCCTGCATCTGACCGACAAGCGCATGTCAAAGGCTACGAAGCGGCTATATGCGGGCATGGTGCGCTTCGACACGACAGCCGGCGGCAAGGTGCCCAGCAGCAGTTACCTGACGTTCAGGATTATGATGGAAGGCTCAAAGGGATGGATTGTGAAGGCCCGGCCTGGACTGCACCTGGCCAAGAAGCTCACAGACAGTTTACGGCCGATGGCAGAAGCTGAATTCTCAGCCGCTATGCAGATTGATATAACCTCAGCGGCCGAACAGGTCAAAACGCCGGAGTACACACTTTATCGGCAGACGTAGGCCGTGGTGCTCATTGCGCGTGCTGGGGAGCTGGCCCCAGCAGTAATACTCGACCTGGCGGCGCCCAGAAATAGAATACTGGGTTTTATCCGGTGGAGCGCCCCCTTCGGGCCAAGTAGGGTTGCCGTCAGCATCAAGTTCAGGCAGACCCCCCTCGACAATGTCCTGGCTATCATTCAGCCAGAATACTCGGTCAATGCAGATAACCGGGAAGCGCAGGCGCTCATTGCGGGCACCGCGGATTAAAGAGAGCGAAAACTCTTCGTTACTATCCAGCATCAGCGCCCGGTCAAACTGGCCTATGCCGTAAAGCGGGGAATTGCTCCCTACTGCTACCACGCAATCACCCAACTCATACTGCCCAAAGTTTGCCCATTTGCGCTGCACAGACTGGCCTGCCACGCCAGCCGTACCTGGCACCGGTGCCACCCATAGGCGCCCCTTCCCGTCGCACTGAAGGCAGTCACCGCGAGGCGATCCGGTAGCTTGGTTGATGCAGGGACAGGCATAGGACTTGCGCCATTGAAAATCCTGCCCAATGCCGTCCAGGAAATTATTGAAATCCTGCGGGCTCAGGTTCATACAAACCCCATGACCACGCCGTGGAGTTCCTGTCGGATACGCTCCAATGTCGTATCAATACTATCTGCATAGGACTTCAGGTCCAGGCTACGCGACTGCGAGAGGCCGTCGGCACTGATAGATGCTGACTGAGGCACAAAATTGTCATTCAGGATACGCAGAATGGCCATGCGGTACAGGGTCGATATAATGTCGGGCCAGTCCTTGCGTACATCTTTCAGGCCTGCCTGATATTTGCAATGCAGCATCTGGGGAATGGTGCGCCCACCCCCCAGCACATTCATTATGTAGACCGATAGTGGCGCGGAGAACGCTGCCGTGGAAGGCACTAGATTGATGCGCCCATACTTATTGTCGATGCGCAGCCACTCCATGGGGATCGACCAAACTGTGGTCAGTGGCAGTGGGTAGACAAATTTTAGCTCAGTTACCTGGATGATCCGGTTCTGACGGGTCACCAGTAGTCCCCACTTCTCCCCTTCAAAGAAAGACGGGTCATAGTCATACCCTGGCTCCAGCTCATAAGCCGTGCCGGCCTCATCAAGCGCGGGGACGCTATCCAAATCAGACGGAGGGATAAGCCATGTGGGCTCGAGGAAGACGCGAAGCTTGCGCTTTACATCACCTTCGGCAGCCAGAAGTGCGTCTTCGATAATCTCGTCGGCCGGCATACAGCCGAGATACCCCAGAATCACACCATTGATGCGCGACTTCACCTTGGCTACGTCGACTTCCATATTGGTAAAAATCGTCATAATGGCCGCCAAGAGAATGGAATTGGGGCCGGCCACTTTCAGGCCGGCTGTTTTTACACGCCAGTCAGGTCGCCATAGGTAGCTACGAAGCTGCCGGCGACGGGCACTGCATCCAGCGCCACGCAGATGCCATTCACACTGGCCACCAGAGCATTGATGGCTGTGGTGTTGGCGTTTACCTGCGCCACGATAGTCTTGAGCAACAGACCGAGCTGAGCATGGAATGCGGCCGGCATGCTGTGATCAAGCTCATGGATCACGTCACGACCGGGCGGGTTTGCAATAGTAATCAGAGGCATGATCATTTCCTTCTTGTAGACCCATCATTCAGAGTTGAGCAGCCGCGATGGGGACGGCTACCCAACAAAATCTTACTGGCCTTCGGCTCCAGCGACCGGGGCGCCGGTATCAGCAGCGTTACCCTGATCAATGGCGGCGCCATCGCCACCATCGACCTGCAGGGTCTGCTGTTCACCGCCCTCAGCCGGAGGCGTAATAGCCGGCGGAGCGACCGGGGTAGCCGGCGGCACAAGCTTTTTCTTTACCGGGCCGTTGGGCGGCTCGATGATAAAACCTGGGATGTCCTTGAAGTAAGCGGCATCCGTGTCTTCGATGGGACCGGAAACGACGCCACCGAGGGCGTCAGTAGCAGCCGTGAACGCAATTCCGCTGATCAGCAGGGATGCATTCGGTGTGGTGCAACGCAGGCGGACCTGTGCCATTTTCTCTCTCCATTATCATCATTTATGAAAAGAGGCCCCGAAGGGCCTCTTGTCGGGCTACATCACAACGCCTTGGTTTAGACGTTGAACGGACGCCACGGTGCGCCATTCGGCAGCACGTTCTTGATCACCACATGATGCTTCAGCTTGCCGATACGCAGGTACCCGAACAGCAGCTGAGCCCATGGCACGGTAGCCGCCTGAGTAGGATACAGGGGGAACTTCAGCATGGGCAGCAGCTGGCGCCAGGTGATCGCCTTGGCACCGGGGCTCATGTTCAGCACATAAGCCGTGGTGGTGCCGGGGATATCACGGTTGTAATCGGTATAGACCGTGGTGGCGCCAGTGGCAGGGATGCGCACCGGGATCTGGCGCAGGTCAGCCAGAGCATTCGTGCCACCGACACGGCTGCGGTAGATAACGTAACCGGTTTCAGTGCCGGCGACCGACTTGGAAATGGTCAGCGTCACTTTCTTGCCGGCAGCAACAGCAGTCTGCGCAGTCATCACACCGGTGGACTGACCGGCATTGTTCACGCCGACAACATACCAGTAGTACAGGCCAACACTGACGCCGGCAAACATGCTGGAGGCATCGGTGGCCGAGGCATCGACAGTCACGCCAGCCGGCACAAAGGTGTTGGCAGCAGCAATCGTCGGGAAGGACAGCTCAAACGGCAGCATCTGCTCACCGTCACGGACGAAAACGTCCGGGACGGTCTTGATGTTACCCCAGGAAGTGCGGATACCGACCACCGGGGAGCCGATGGAGATACCGCCATTGGGCATGTCGGTCAGCGGGACGCGGAAAGCCGGGTCCAGGCCGGTGTCAAAATCGGACTGGCAGAGCTGGGACATGAACAGGTGGGTCGGGGTACCGAAGTTGCCGTAAGCGGCGATTTCGGCAGCCGCCTTGCTGATCAGTGTGACGCTGTTCAGGCTGGTGGCCTGCGCATCCACGACGTGGGTACCGTCGATGGTGCCAGCATTGACAGCGTTCACAATCTGCGAACGGATGCCGTCATACTCGGTCGGGACCGTGTTGCTGTCACCCTCAAAAGACAGGAACTCGGCATCGGTCAGGAGCTGGAGAGCACCATTCTGCTGTTCCACGGCTTCCGAGCCAACCAGGTTGTTACCCAGGGTGGTCACGAAAGACACTTCACGGCGAGTCATCAGGTACTTGACCAGGCCAACACGACGGTTGTACACGCCCTGCGCGTTGTTGATGTTGCCGGTTTCAGTGTTGGTCGAGCCACCGAGGAAGCCGCCGACGCTGGACTGCTCAGTCCATTCATCCACGGTCGCCGTTGCGTTGGTCTTCGCCAGCTCATTGAAGAGGGCAAAATGCTTGTTTTCCTGGATCGTCGACAGCATGGTCATTTCCAGGGACTGGATACGCAGAGCTGCGCCGCCGGTCAGGGTGGAAACGTCCGTGCCATAGCCTGCTTCCAGGGCCTTGTACAGCGAGGCGATACCGTCGAAATCGGAAGCGCCCATGGAGCCGGAAGTGGAAGTACCGGCTGCAATGTTGGGCAGGATGCCCGGATTCAGATTCATGCTATTTAAACTCCTGTTATTGCAATGTTTGCCAGTACCGCTTACTTCGCGCCAAGCACCAGCTTGACGAACTCGGGATTCATGGGCTGGCCATGATTGAGGGTGGTTTCAGCCATACGCAGCTGGTCCCCGGAAATCTTGCCGGCCTTCATGGCATCCAGCGACTTGGCCAGAAAATCCTTGCCCGACAGGCCGCCCAGGGCCTTGGTCATATCGACGCCACCACTGGAGGCAGCAGCGGCAGCACCACCGTCAGCAGCAGGAGCGGCGGAAGTCAGCGCAGTGCGACGGCCAGCACCGCCGTTGGCGTATGCATTCAGCGCCTTCTGCATATCGCCGACGCGGCCGGTCAGGGTAGCGATGGTGGCGTTCTGCGCCTTGAGCAGATTGGCCTGGGCCTGAAGGACAGGCATTACAGCCACCAGGTCAGCCTGGGCAGCCAGCACCTTGGAGTTGAGAGCCTTGACCATTTCAGTACCATCGACCACATCAACGGTCTTGCCGTCGATAATGGCCTGCATGGACTTGCCCATGGTGAGGTCATCGTCATCGCCATCGGCGGTGGCAGAGGGAGGGTTTTCATCGCCTTCGGCACCGGGCTTCTCGCCAGGCTTGGCGGCGGCAGCACTGGTAGCGGCGCCATCGGCAGCAGCAGCGGCGACGGTCTTGTCTTCGGCATTGCTTTCGCCGGAGGGGAGCGCCTTGGTCAGGGCTTCAGTTTCAGCCTTCAACTCGCCCAGCAGCTTGGTAAATTCGCTCATTTCTTGCTCCGTGTGCTTTTCATTCCGGTTTTCAGGTCGCCCATAAACCGCTCGATATATTCCGCGGCATCTGCCTTGGACAAACCATAGGTAGCCATCGCATGGCCACACAGGTCTTCGGCGCCCGGATTAGGTCCGACTTTATTGTCCCGTAAATTTTTTGCTAACCCCTCGCGGAAGTCCCAGTAGTTGATTGTCTTGCCATACAGGGACTGTTTGCGCAGAGCTGCGCCGCCGGAAAGGGATGCTGAATCAGTGCCGTAGCCAGCCTCGAGCGCTTTGGTCAGGTCGATACCGAAGTGTTTTGCGGAGCCGGCCATCAGCGATTTGGCCAGCACACCGAACGGGACTGTGGCCACGCACGGGACATTCAGGTTCACCGGGGTCTTGCTGAAGCCTATGTTTGTCCAGCGCACCTTGCGCACGATCACTCTCTTGGCTTTGGTCGAAGGGTCTATACCTTCTTCCCGTTCCTCGACGACGCCGCCAACGGATGGATACCAGCGCTGGGGAGGATTCAGAGTGGTGATGGACGCCCAAAAGGCATTTGCCTGTTCGGCTGCAGGGCCTTCGCCGGTGAAGATACGGCCCTTCACGAAGGTTTTGCCGTCCTTTACCTTGACCTCTTCTGGCCGGCCAATTTCATAGTAGGAGTAGTTTGGAATGCCGAGCTTGGCTCCAATCTGAGTGAAGTGGTCGATGTCCAGATTGCCAAATTTGAGATAGTAGTCAGCGCTGTTGCCCAGGGCCTCAGCGAGAATGACCTCGTTCTGGTAGTCCAGGTGCTCATTGCTGGCCTCGATGTAGACGTAGCGGATACCACCCTCCATAACGGGGGTGGATTTGAGCATGTCGGTTACGCTGAGAAAGCCGCTATCTGCACCGTGGTCTTGCATAGGAGGCCTACATCCGTGATAGGCCTATTCTGGAGTCCCGAAAGGTTTAAAGGAATCAGGTGGACATCTCGTTCAGGCTGCCCACGCTACGCCAAAAATTTAACCGCTGACAACGACGTAGGTGCGCATCACGTTGTCGATCTGGATTGTCGATCCGGGATTATTCGGGTCTGCCACATTGACGTAATTCGCGACGATATTCGTGGTCATTGTGTCGTCCGCAATTTGCTGCCCCTGCGCGATTTGCTGGGTGTCGCCGGACACAGGGTCGGTGTACGTAAACTGACAAACGGCGGTCAGGATCATGTAGGCCTCACAGAATGTAGTTGTAACCAAGCGAGCAGGTTATCGACGGAGAACCGCTGCCTCCAATCGTGCTGTACACACGCCAGTTGCGCGGCAAGGCCCCGCTTACAGCCCACCCCGGCGAGGTGGAATAGGCGGCGATGCCTGGATAAAGGACCAGCACGTAGCTGCCATTGGCTGCTGAGATAGTCGCGGTAGCCGCGCCAGGGATGTTGACCCAGTTGCCGGCCGCGTCTTGCGTCTGCAACTGCAGGGTAATCGTGGGCGACGTGCCGGAATACGCGGTGATGTTCAGAGTGACAATGACGCCCTTGGCATTGTAATTGGTCTGCGCGGTTGAGCCGGCCGACGACGTGATCGCACCACTCGCGGTAATCGTGCCGCTGGTGTTGTTGCGCAGGCGGTCATAATTCGACCCGTTGTAGCTCATCTGCTGCGCAACATTCAGGGCGGACGTGCTGATGGACATGCCGTCCGAGGCGGTGCCTGTCAGGCCGAGGATGCCGCCAGTAGCGGAAGTCACGCTGACAGAACTGCCTGTGGAATACACGCGAGCGGCTCTCGTGCTCAAAGAAACACTGAGACTGACAGTGCCAGAGGCGTATGCAGTAACGAGCACGCCGACATACTTCGACCCAACTGGAATAGCAAGCTCAAAGTTGCCGGCGCCGGTCGTGCTGCTCGTTCCCCCCGTCGAGGACACCGCATTGGTGAGGATGGCCCCCGCTGAAAACGCAGTGACGCCAGCACTATCTACAGTCCCGACGAATGTCATCGTGGCAGAGAAAGTGCCATAGATAGAAAACTGCGCGGACTGATAGCCCTGCGGAACAGGAAACAAATAAAACCCGGTAGCGGTGATTGATGCTGTCGGATAGACGATGTCTGCCGGTGCGCTGACCGTAATATTGCTTTCATTCAGGCTTTCTGTCAGTGCCACGGTTGCCGTCCCGCTGACATACGTCGTGCACCGGACGCGCAGATATTTCATACCGGCGACATTGACCGATCCCAGGCAATTCGCGGAAATGTTGGCCCAGGTTATGGCGCTTAGGGTTAGCGTGCGTAGATACCAGTTGGTGCCATCAATACTGACTTCGACCTGGTACAGATTACCTGCGACGACCCCTGTAAGCTGAAGGCCGACCGTCTGCTGGCCAGCCAGCGTGAACTGCGCGACGCTGTTTGCTGTCGGTGTGCCGGTGTAGATGATTTGGCTGCCCTGTCCTGTGGCGGATGTTGTTGCAGCATCGGCCGCTGTAATGGTCTGGGTGCTGGGCGTCGTGTCTGAAGCCACAATAGTCACGGTGTCGGTAGCCGCTGTGAGTGCGCGTGTCTGCACTCGGCCGCCGCTGACAGTGCTGTTTTGCAGGTTAAAAATCCCGCTCAGCCACCCCCGGATGCCGGTGCCGCCGGCAGGCTGCGTAATGCCGGTGCCGTCAGTACCCCATTGCGCATCGTCAGTAGCGACTGTAGTCGGCATACTGCTGGCTGTGGCTGCTGCGCCAAGCACGGGAATTTTTGTCAGCAGCCGCTTTGTGAGGGCTATCAGGCTGAATGTACCAGTGTCAGTCGATGCAGCCGAGTCCGCCTTTGTGCCGAGGCTGGTTGTGATGGCCTGCACGGAAGTATCGGTAGCTGCGCCGGCAGGCAGGGCGGAATTATTGACGACAACGCCATTGGTCGTGCCCGGAGTCGTCTGGTCAATGCCGACCTTGCCGATAATATTGGTGCCCGCATTGAGGCCGATGCCAGCCGTCAAGCGATCATAAATGGATCGCAACCAGCCGCGCACGCCGGTACCGTTCGCCGGAGACTCGCCAGCCCCATCGCCGCCGAGGCTGGCGACTATGGCCAGAGCCTGTGAGTAGATCCCACTCCACCAGCCACGTGCCCCACTGCCGCCGGCAGGCTGCGTAATGCCGGTGCCGTCAGTACCCCATTGCGCATCGTCAGTAGCGACTGTAGTCGGCATACTGCTGGCTGTGGCTGCTGCGCCAAGCACGGGAATTTTTGTCAGCAGCCGCTTTGTGAGGGCTATCAGGCTGAATGTACCAGTGTCAGTCGATGCAGCCGAGTCCGCCTTTGTGCCGAGGCTGGTTGTGATGGCCTGCACGGAAGTATCGGTAGCTGCGCCGGCAGGCAGGGCGGAATTATTGACGACAACGCCATTGGTCGTGCCCGGAGTCGTCTGGTCAATGCCGACCTTGCCGATAATATTGGTGCCCGCATTGAGGCCGATGCCAGCCGTCAAGCGATCATAAATGGATCGCAACCAGCCGCGCACGCCGGTACCGTTCGCCGGAGACTCGCCAGCCCCATCGCCGCCGAGGCTGGCGACTATGGCCAGAGCCTGTGAGTAGATCCCACTCCACCAGCCACGTGCCCCACTGCCGCCGGTTGGCTGCGTAATGCCGGTGCCGTCAGTACCCCATTGCGCATCATCTGTGGCGATAGTGACGGGCATTGATGCGGCCGAATTAGCGCTCCCTTTGGCGGGCAAATTAGTGGCGATGGTCGAAAGCTTTGATACTGCTGTTGTCAGCGCTGTTTCAATGCTCTCAAGCGCATCGTGCGTTTCATAGTCATAGGTCAGCAACTGAAAGTCAGGGTCAGCTACATTTGTATAACCTGGCCACGCATAGTAATAATCGCCCCATGATGCGGCAATAGCGGCAAGCCCGGCATTTGACAGCAGTTGTAGCCCGGCATTGGCCGGCGTCGAACTGGACATGCTCACGCCGATAAACGCCTGCACAGGCAGGCCCGTTAGACCAGTATTAAACGGCCCGGCATTCGTGATGTGGCTGCCTTTCACTGAACGGATAAATACTTGACCATTGACAGGATTGTAGCCGATGAATACGACCCACTCGGGACCGAAGTCATAGTCAGCTGCGTAGGTGCTACCAGACCCATTATTGAATTCAACAGAATGGGGCAGGCTAATAGCAACAGTACCCTGCGCGGTAGCTAAAGGCAGCGCGCCTCCTGACAGCCCGTTAGAGACAACTTGATCAGGATCATAATATGCAGCGACGAATCCTGCGAGAACGGACTGAAACTCGCCATACTCCGGCTCCGTGCCAGCCGGCCAACTCACAGCAATGAATACTGGCCCCTGGTCAGGAGTGATGAGCGTGTTACTCATCTGCACCGCATTAAGCAATGCGCCGGTAAGCGGCCACGTTACCGTACTCCCGTCAGTTGATACCACGGCGCCAGTACCCGTAGTTGCACGCCCGTTTAACGTGACGGCAACATTCTTCGTGACCTCAGCAAGATTAGCAGAAAATTCGCTGAGCACTGTCTGCAAATTGGCAATTGCGGTGTTCGTCTCTGCAATTGCGGCAACAGTCTCGGTCGAGGGATAGTCAGCGGGGGGATTCGTGACAGATACGGGCTGTGCCGACTGGTCATCATAGATAATTTCCAGTTCGTCTGTGTTTTGCATTCCAGCATTGCTGGCGTCGAAAACCAGCGAGCCGCCATCCATCGACCCCGTGAAAGTGCTGCTGGTATTGACGTAAATGGGGAGCCGTACCGTCAGGTTGTAGATGAGCCGCAACTGTTGAAAGGTATAGTCCGGGATGCTCGACAGGTCTACAGTCTTGGCAGATGCGTTGAAAGGGTACGTCCCCAACATGGTCTTGCTCATCAGGATTAGCCTCCAAAAATCAATGCGTTAATAATGGATTGTTCGGCAAGCGCGGCTTCAGCCGCTTCAGCACGCGCGGCCTCAGTGGCTAATTGTTCGGCAAGCGCGGCTTCAGCCGCTTCAGCACGCGCGGCCTCAATGGCTACGCGCTTATCCACGCTGGCCGGCGGATACGTTACGTCCAGCCACACATTGGCGCCATCAATGCGCACCTCGCAGGTGTCGCCGGCATAAACGTGCTGCACAGTGGCATCGGGCTGCGTCCAGTCGAAATCGCCATCAGGAATAAAGCGGTTGCCGTTGACGTAGCCGCCGGGAAGATCGGGGCCGATGCTCCACGGCTGCTTGGGCAGCATGGGGTTTGTGTAGGTGACACCTGCGTCAATCTGATTGCCATTGCTCAGGGAAACAATCAGGTGTTCGTCATCGCGTACGACCACATTGGTAATGCTGACACCAGGAAGGCCGCGAGGCCCGAACACTGCGGACTGAAGCACAAGCTTTGGCCCACCATCGGCCGGCGCCAGCGTCGTCTTTCCAACAATCGACTTCAGGGTGGTGGTCATGTCGCTTCAGTAACCTGCCGCACCAGGCGGATTATCAGGGTTTCAGTGATAACCGGGCGCGAATCGGACAAATAGCGGATATCCCAGCGGAGATCCCCCAGAGTCCATTCTGTGGTGTCGTCGCAGTTGATCGAATACTGGCCGGGCGCCGTCCCCTGATCAGCCATCGTGACTACCAGATCAGCAACCAAGTTGCCTTCGGAGTCACGGATTTGCGACGTAATGACATACCCATCCAGGTTGACGGGCACATTACTGACTGAATAGGTAGCCTGGAAGACGAAGGCGCTACCCCGTTTATGGCAGATGATTTGCGGATCCACAGGCATCTCCAGATGGTCGCGGGGCGGCTACCGTGAAACTGGCAGGCATGATTATCCCAATCCCATCATTTTGCAGTCACGAAGCCTGCGCGGTTACCCCCAAATCAGCCTTGGCTGACTGAATCACCGACTGAAGCCGGGCCTTCTCCAGCGTCAACGCCTTGTACTGGAGCCCATGCTCCGCATTTGTGATCGATGTAGGCGCCAGCCCCACCAGCAGCTCTTGTACCTGCGCCAGGCGCTGGGTAGCGCCATCCAGGATGGCTTGGCCTGTCCTGCGGGTCATGCTCTGCTGCCCGGTGACGGCGCCTATCTGCTCGCGGATGCCTGCGGTCATGTTTTCGTGATTCATAGTAATGCTCCCTGCTGCTGGTGCTGCTGCTGAAGGAAATATGCCAGCCCGGTATCGTCGATACCATCGAGCGGCGAAGTCATCATGTCGCGCAGGCCGTACTTCGTGGAGAGCCGGGTGCGGTCCTTCTGCTCGAGCGGATGGTCGGCAATGGCGTCAGCGAGCTCCACCTCGTTTTTCTGGCCAACACGGTCGATACGGCCGCGGCGCTGCGCGTGGGTTTTGGCGGTCTGCGGAGTATCGTGCTGCCACAGCCACTGCCCACGCTGCACATTCATGCCTGTGGCGGCAGCATCGCTGGCAACCAGGATATCAGCCTGGGCTTCGCCGCTCTCCGGGTTGAACATCAAGCGCTTGCGCTCTTTCTCGGCCGCCGTGTCGCTGCCGGTGATCGACACTACCCGGTGGCCATCGGCCTCCAGGCGCTGCTTGATCTGCTCGACGGCCGCGCGCGAGTGCGCGAACACGACACCGGGCTTGCCCTTGCGCTGGGTGGCGTACTGGCTTACGGCCTCCAGCTTGGCGCCCTGCGGGTGGTCATTGATGATGCGGCGGATGGCCATGTCCTTGACGATACCGATAGATGCTTGCAGGTCGCGGGCCAGCGCTTCGTGCTGGTCATCCGGTACACCCCCAAATGCCTTTGGCGATATCGCCTTCATGGCGTCAACATCCACTTTGCCGGCCATGCGCGCCAGCCGGGCCTTGCCGATGTTGCTATCCATTTCAGCCAGAGCCTGGTGCTGGGCATCGGTCAGCGCCACTTTTACCTCGCTGGCATGGGACTGAACGCCGGAATCAATCTTTTGGGGGTAGACGTACCGGGCCATTTCACGGCGCAGTTCATCCTTTGACGCCAGTGTGTCGGCGCCATACCGGCGCATGAATGCCTCACGGTCGGTATACCTGGCCGGGTCCATCTTGGCCAGCACATCAAAGGCCTCGCTGGGGTCATTTTTTACCGGGTCGCCGGATGCGTTCACGTAGTAAGGCGTGTTGTCGGACAGTGAATCGACCACATTGGCCATGCCGGAGTTTTCCTTGCCGGCCCGGTTCAGTAGGTCGTGCCCTTCGTCCACCATCAGGTAGTCGTAGTTGATGCCTTCCTTGGCCATGACTCCATGCATCCAGTCCTTGCGCTCGGCCTTGCTCATGCCGGCCAGCTTGTCGCGCATGTCGCCCTCAGTGACGCCAGCATGCTTTGCGCCCAGGTGCAGCATGTCGTCACGGAAGGACTGGTGTGTCATCACCGTAAAATGGTGTTCCGGGTTTTTGTAGGCAGCAATGCGCTCGGAGCGGCTGGCGCCTGGCTGCGCGTGCCAGTTGAACTTTCCAGGCTCCAGGAAACGCAGGGCCTCAGAACTGAACTGCCCCTGCACGATGGCTGGCACAAGGTACATACCTCGCTTCACTTTCCCTGTTTCGTGCAGGTGCGAGAAAGCCCCCAGTCCGATTGCCGTCTTACCACTACCTACCCCGAAGGCCAGAGCCAGCCGCTTATTCTCGGCCAGCAGCTTGATGGCGCGCTGGCGCGGGGCGCCCTCGCCGCTCATGGTGGGCTGCCACAGCTTGACCGGCTGGCCTGGCTTGAAGTTCTTGCCCACCACACTCATCATGCCGGCAATCTGGCGCTCAGCCTCATGCCCTAGTGTGTGGCGCTCATCGGCACCCAGCGGGGTATCTGCCGGGGAGCCGCCATCCTGCGCGGCCAGCGGTTCACTGGAGAAGAAACCCATCTGGCTCTGCTCGAAGGCAGCCTGTTCCTCGGGGGCCGCGTCCAGCTTGTCGGCGACGGAGCCGGCGGCATACCGTCCCTGGTTACGCTCACGCAGGGTATCAACGAGCTCCCGCTCTTTCTGCATACGCGCCTCAAGCGCGGCCGGATCTACCGTATCAAGGTGGGCCCGGTTATTCCGCACCGTGGTCTTGCCCAGTTTTATAGGCGACTCAGGGCGCAGGCGGTTGTGCGCATCAGCAAAGCCCTTGCCAATCTTGGAGCGCACCAGGTCTTGAATGGCGGAATAGGCGTGCTCAGGACTGCGCATACCCTGCACATACTTCGACCAGTTCAGGCCGGCATCAGCCTGCGCCTTGAGCTCGTCGCCGCGCTGGCTCCAGGTTTGCCAGTCAGGGTTTATGGCGCTGTCGCCAAACATGTCGACGGTTTCCTTTTCGGGCTCATCCGCAGCATGTGTCTCCAGCTCTTTGCGCGCGGCGGCGGCGCCCGGTTCCTCTTTGGCGACATGGGAATAGAAGAAGTCACGCAGCGCACCCTGGTCCTGCGGAGTGAGTTCGCCAACCTCTTTATAGGCTGGAACGCCGGCAGGCTCAGCCGCCAGCGCCCGGTGCAGGGCTTCCACCGATGTCTGGTCGACGTTGATGCGCTGCTTGTTGAGCGGGGAGCGCGCGCTGCCGTAATGCTTATCGACAAAGGCGTCTGCCATCTTATCGAAAGCTGGAGCCAGCGACTCGGCCGTCTGCTGTTTTCCCTCGGCATCCTTGAGCGGAGCGATGGCGTCCAGCGCCTGACGGTACTGCTCAGCCCGCTCCGGCCCCACCCGCTGGAAGAAGTCAGCTGACTGCACATCGGCGAGAATGGCCGATGGCAGGTCGCCATCAGCTGCCCGGCCACCAATATAGTCCTGCAGGGACTGCTCCAGGTCGGGCCCGGCGGCATCGAACGGCTTGGCCAGCGTTGGCGCAGTACCTGGTTTGACGCTCATCGCCAGGTCAGGCCGAGAGGCAAAGCCTTTGGGTAACCAGTCATCCTCATCCAGCGCCCCTTTCATGATGCTCAGGTTCCTGCGCACCTGCTGCAAGCTGGCACGGTCAACTGGCTTTGCCAGCCGGTCCATGCCCTCGCCATTGACGGTCAGGAAGCGCTCATTGCCAACGGCTGTCAGAGTGTAGTCTCCCCGCTGGAGCCCGATAGCCCGCACCTGCTTGATGGCAGCCTCCGGGGATAGGGTGCCGAGCGGCACCTGCACCTGATTCTTGGCGCCCTGCTTGAGCGCAACGACCAGCGCAGCATTCGCCTCCATTTCACCCAAGGTACGGCCAAGAATGGCATTCGCTGTGCGCAGTGCCTCCCCCTTGCGCCGGTTCAGTTCCTGCGCTGCGGCAAAGTCGTCGCCGGTGGCGGCTGCGCCAAGCACGATATCCTTGGCCTCGTCCTGGAGATCGCGCGCTTCTTTCAGGGCATCGTCCGTGGCCGACAGGTAATGGTGCAGGTGGAAGGCCTGCATACCATCCGTGACCTTTTCGTATTCATCCGGGGAAAGATCGGTTTTCAGCCGACGCGCCAGTACCTGGGCGGCGCCCGCCACACCAAGCACGTCGACCACGCTCCGGTCGACCAGTGCATCGCCACCGGCGGCCAGCGCCAGCGCATTCACGGAGTTGAAGGCACCAATACCCAGATGCTTCCCGAGCACCGCCTCCGGGTCTGCGCCGGTGCGGCCTATTTCAGATAAAAACGCCCTGGTCTTGATTGTGCGCAAGTCATTCATCAGGTCTTCATTGAGTGCCGCCTCATCCGGCTCAGCGCCAACCTCCAGCACGTAGGCCTTTACCTCAGTGGCCGTCTTGAGCTCCTTTTTGGCCTGCTGAGCCTTGCGCGCCACCTGCTGGAGCGCTTTCTGTGCCTTCAGCAACTCCACGGCCTTTTTGGCGTCCACCAGGGGTTCCTTTACATCAGGGATATCCGGGCGCAGGCCCTGCAACTCTTCCTTGACCATTTTGGCGGTTTCGCCCCGCTGGATGGCGGCCTTGCGCTGGGGCGCAGTCATGGTGGCGAGCTTATCCTCGCGCAACTGCTGCGCCTCTGCCTTCAGGTGTTCTGGGGACAGGCCTTGCGCCTCTGCGCGCTCGCCGTAGTTCGTGGCAAAACCAAACCCTTTATCCTCAGTGCGCACGGGGTCCAGGTCGGCAACCGATATTTTGTCAGGAGAGGTTGACTCGAGCGGCACACCACCAAGGCCAGCTTCCTCGCGTGTCTCAGCATCTGCCAGCAGGGCCTGGCGCTGGCTATCCACAATAGAATTGGCTTTTTCCACCAGCGCACGGTGGTGCATGTCGCGGGCCTTCGCCAGCGCTGCGTCAGACAGCCCAGGGTGCTCATCCTCTTTGAATGTCAACTCTTCGGGCTTCCAGCCAACAGCCTCAGCCACCGTATTGATGAACTTCTGCTGCTGCTGCTTATGCTGGAAGTCGATAGCTTCCTTGGCGGCCTGCTTGGCTGGAGCGATACCTTGCTCGCGGTCCTTTTTGGTCTGCTCGCGCTGAGCCTCACGACGATCACGCTGTTTCTGTGCTACGTCCTGCTGATAGTCCTTTTCGGACTTAACGCCGCGCAGTTTCAGATAGTTCAGCTTGCCCCCAGCGCCACCGATCACATGGTAGACGCCGGAACCGCTGGCGGTTTCCTGGATCATGACCGGGACGCCCTTTTCTTCCTTGCCGTTTGGATGAACGGTTATCCAGCGGGCACCAGCCGGCAGCGACATGGCCTTAGCCATCGCCTCCGGGAGAATAGCGTATTTAAAAAGGGCAATAATCATGCGCGGTCCGCTGTATGGAATCAGTCCGGCCCCTGCTTCATCCATGATGGGCTGGAGAGAGGTAGCCCCAGGGGCCGGCCAGCTTATTGTGCTGTCACTACGCAGCTACAGCCCAACATCCTCGTCATAGAGCGTGATTTGCTCGCCATCGGGTGCCGTCACTGATGGGCTGTTCATGTTCCATGTGGCGTTATTGTTATAGGTTTCCATGGTGGCGCGCAGGGCCTCCTGCAGGTTTTTGTGCTCCGGCATCATGGCGATCACCGCCGGATTCATGTAATCGCCCAGCAGGTACAGATTTTCTTTCGTGTAGAACTCCTTGAGCAGCGCTTTCACAAAGAACCAGTACACGCCGTAATTCCGGTACCGGGCCGGCTGCTCCATCAGCAGCTGCAACGTGGAGAAGGCAAACTTCGATGGCGGGATAAATTCCTCTTCAGTAGCCATTATGCCTCACCCCCTGCGTTGTACTTTTTGATGGCGGAATCAATGCGCTCTCCCAGTGTCCCCTTCAGGTTCGGAAACTGATGGCTGATCGAAGTTTCGAGTATATCGTGTACGTCGAGACTACCATCGTCATTTTTTAGTAGGTGGCGCATGCCCTCGAGCACGGCCATGGCCTGGCGATGGCCGGCCTTGACGGCGCCCACCAGCGGGTTACGGGTGCCACTGTCGATACCGACAAGCAACTGGTCCAGGGCATCGGCTTTGGTTTTGGCCGGGATATCCTTTGCCGCCACTACCATCGCTGCGGCCAGGTCATGATGGCCGGACATGAAGGCGAGGCGCAGAAGAGTGCTCAGCGACGACTTTGAGTTACCCAGCAGCGGAGCTTCCTCGCTCTGATACTTCGTCAGCATCGGGATATGATCAGACCGCAATGCATCCGGGTGCAGGGCACCATGCTCTTGCGCGCGGCGGTACATATAGGCCAGCGATTCTTTCGGCCATGTGTACTTGCCGTACTCCACCTTCATGGTCGGCGCCAGCGCAGATATCACGCCCTTCAGGTCAGTTGCCTTGTTGGCAGCGGCCAGTGCGTGCTGCATGTATGCCTGGTGCGCCTCTTCCTCGAACTCAGAGCCAAACAGCTCTTTGCCAGCATCAATCCATGGGTTTTTGTGCTCATCACGATAGCCGCCGCCATTCATGCCATACGATGTTGTTATTTTCACCGGGCTGGGAATGTTGTAGCCATGACCAGAACGACTCGAGTTGGAGGCAGTGTAATCCTGTTTTAACTCGCGGTCATTCTGCCGGTCGATGTAACCCTGAATAGCCAGCGCACGATGCTCAGGGGTAGGCAGCATGATATCGGCAGAATCCAGAACCTTGCGAGCTTCACCAGTCTTTGCGATGTAGGGCTTGCCGTCCTTCACCATGGCGAACCCTGACGCGCGGGTGGCGTAATTCCAGCTCTTGGCGCGCTCTTTCAGGTGCTGCTGGAGCGTGGGGTAAAGCTCCGTCAGGACATGATGCGGAACCTTGCGCAGCTCAGACGGGCTACTGGCGTTCAGGCTGCCATCCTTGATCTGCTCGTCTACCTTGCGCGCGATGATATGGCCCTCTTCCACCGGGTCATAAGCAAAGTCAGTCAGGCCCTGGTGCTCATCACGCGACACATAAATGGAAGGCGCATCAGGCACGCCATAAGCGCGGCACTTCAGGGTACCGGTGGATGTATCGACGCCGGTAATTACCAGCTTTTCAGGCTGGCTAGCCTCGTCCATGCGCTCCACCCCGCGGCCGACCATCAAGGCCTTGCCGGTATTCGGGTTGATGATGGCGGCGCCAGCGTGCTCGAGCACGTCCTTGTCGACCAGGTATTTATTGGCCTGCAAGGCGCTCTTGGTCCGGTCCATCGCGGTCTTGAGGCGCAGTGCCGACGGGGAGCTCTTGTCCTTCACCTTGGCATAGCTGGAGCGCAGGGTGGCAAAGCGGCTGAATTCATGGACCAGGCTGGCACGCTGCTGCGCGTCATACCGCTCCGTGACAGCTGCCTTGTTCTCGCTCATCGCCACGCGCGCGGCTTCCGGGTCTTCCGCCAGCATGATCATCATTTCATCTTTGCTGACCGGGCCGCCTTCCTTGTTCAGGTTCTCCACCTTGTCGCCGCCGTGCCACAGTAGATCCTGCCAGTCCTTTTTCGCGTTCATGGACTGCCAGCGGTAGCCGTCGAACGTGCCGCGACTCAGGTAGGTGTGGATACGCATCGACTCATTGATGTTGCCCTGGCGCAGCCCGCGGCCATTGCGCTGCTGCATGATGGCCGCGTTCCATGGAATATCCAGGTGGTGGATATCCGTGGTGCGCTTCTGGAGGTTCATGCCCTCGCCCATCACGTCGGTATTGCCGATCACGAAGTCATATTTGCCGTTGTTGAAGCCTTCGGCAATATTCTGGCGCTGCATCGATGTTTTGGCGACTTCCGCATTGACGATGGCAATCTTGTGCTTTGGGATGCCCAGCGCAATCAGTGAATCACGGATTTTTTCGTGTGCGTCAACGGCATCAGCAAAGATAACCTGGCTGCCCTTCTCACCCTCCCACATGGCTTTGACGTTTTTCGCCAACTCTTCGTACTTGGGGCTTTTCTGGCCTTTGTACAGATGCGGGTCCAGCAACTCCAGATCGAGCGCAGCCAGACGCATCCGGTTCATGATGCTGAAGATATGAGCATCGCCGGTGGCATCGCCATCCTTCTGTGATTCCGCCAGCTCCGCGCGCAGGCCGTTGTATACCGACCGCTGCATGTCGCTCATTTCCAGGAAGTGCATCTTGTCGTCGCGGGTCGGCAGCACCAGGCCAACATCCTCAGCCGTCTTCCGGTCAATGTACCGGCTCATGATTTCACGCAGTTCATCGAGGTTCTTGAAGCCCGTCGTCACCAGCGTATCCGGCTCAAAGCCACCACTGAGAGTGTAGATGGTATCGGTATCGAACACGCAGAAGCGGTCAAGGAATTCTTCGGAGTTGCGAATACCAATGCGCTCGAAGGCCTCAGGGGCAATATAGCTCAGCATCGAGTACACCTCGAGCGGGCTGTTTTTCGTCGGGGTGGCCGTCAGCATGTACATGTTTTTGCCGCCAGACTTTTCCAGAATATGCATGGATTTGAAGTGCATATCCATGGCGCGCTGGCTCTCACCCTGGCCGCCAAGGAACTTCGGGCTCTCGCCGTAACGGTTTTTGGCTTTAAACAGGTTCTTGTAGGCATGGCCTTCGTCGATGATCAGCATGTCGATAGGCAGATCATCGAAGTAAATGGCGTCAGTACGCTTGCCGATATCGCGGTTTGCCAGCGCCTGATTGTATGCCTCGCGGATTTTATTGCGCTTTTTGTCTCCGGCATTTTTCAGTGCGGCTGCCCGCTGGTCAAAGAAGTCCCGCTGCGCGTATTCTTCCTTCATGATCGGATTGATATCGATATCTTCAAACGCAGGGGCAGAAAACAGCACAAAGTCGTAATCGTTCTGCGTCAGCTCATGCAGCTTGCGATTGCGCACGTCGGGACTATCGGTGACGCCCTTCAGCTCACCATCCTTGTCAGTGCTGTATGTCTCGCCTATCACCATAATACGGGAGCCGGGGAACCACCGGTTTGCCTCGGATACCCAGTTGGCAAGTACCGACTTCGGCACCGTCAGGGCTGGGCACTTAGCCTGTCCGGTAATCTTCGCCATGCGCGCCAGCATCAGCCCGCGCACGGTCTTGCCCAGGCCAACGTCAGCAGCAACAATGCCCTTGCCGCGCTGCAATGCCCAGCGCAGGCCGCCGTACTGGTATTGCTTCAGGCCGGCTGTGACCATGCCGGGAATATCCATCGTCTCATCGCTGAAGACTTCCGGCCGGTAGCCGCGGAACTTGCGGTTATACAGGGCCTCCACCGAATCACGATACTCCGACGTGCACAGCCACTCTTTGAACTCCTGATTCCATTCCTCGATGGTGGGGAGCTCTTTTTTCTGCACGCGGTTACGGTTCAGGTAGCGTTCCAGAAGATCGACATTCAGGCCGCCATGCACCTTGTACATGGCATGGTCCAGCGTGATTTCCGTCGGGGTCAGCCAGGATATCGCGCCTGGGGATTTTTCCAGGTACTCATCGCGCTTGTGGTTCTGGAAGGCCTCCAGCACATACAGCGGCAGGAATGCGCTGTTCAGCTCGACTTCAACATCCTCAAGGGACTTGGGGTCGATAGCCTGCTCGATGGCTTCCAACTGGCTGGAGAACTTGCGCTGCTGCTCGGGCGGAAGCTTGTCGTTATCCAGAACCTTTTTCATCGCGTCATAGCGCAACCACAGGTCACCGGATGCGAACTGGTTCATGGTGGTCCAGCTGGAGTCCGGCAGCAGGGCATAGTCTGCCGAGGCGTACAGCTCATCCAGCACGGTATCAGCATCCTTGCGGCCGAGCTTGGCAGCCAGGTCGCCAGCCGTAAACGATCCCTTTTGCAGCGCCAGACCCTGTGCCACCGTATCAAAGTCGCCGGCCAGCTTGCGCGGGGCTCTGCCGGAAACGATATCGGAGAACTTGCCGGTGGGGTCGACCGAACCAATCAGCCGATACAGGCTCTTGTCGCTCTTGGCGGCCAGCAGCAGTTCAGGGTTTTTCGACGGGATACCATGGGCCTTTACCCAGTCCTCCAGAGCCTGCATGACGGGCTTATGGTCGGTTTCCTCGCCCTCTTCGTGCGCCTGAATCAACTGGCCTATCTGCGTGGCGAGCCGGGCGGCATCAGCCATGCCGCTGGTGGCGGCTACGTCTTCAACGCGGTGCCAGCGAGGCGGATCGCCCTGCAGGACATACGCCACACCATCAATAGTGCGCACGTCGCCGGGCTTGGCCGCGGTGTACGCGCGGCGCCGACTGTTGGCCATCAGCTGGGGATGGTCGCTTTCCTGGAACAGCTCTAGCAGCTTGGGCATGTCGGCAGGGCCCTGCGCGCGGCTGTCCGGCTCAAACTCGGCAATCGCATCAGGCACCCCCTCCATGCTGCCATTGACAGTAATGTCTGAGCCGATGCCGGCCTTTGCACGCCAGCCGGCCTCCTGCTTGCCAAAGATATTGGGCGCACCCCTGGTGGTGAAATATTTGCCGGCCAGAAAATCGGCATCCCATACACCAATGCGCTGCAGGTCAGCCTGCTCTACCCGCTCAAGGGCGGCCGCCACATCCTCCGGGCGCTTGCGCAGGTAGACGATATCGGTAGTAACTTCGGTATGTCCGTGCTCGAAGGCAGTATTGGGCATACGCTGGGCGCCCAGGAACTCACCCTTGCGCAGCAGGCGCTCACGCAGACCGCGGTTATTCTTGCCGTCCATGACGCCGGTGGGCACGATCATGGCCACGATACCGCCAGACTTGCACTTGTCCAGCGAGGTATCCAGGAAATAGGCCTCAGCGGTCTTCAGGTGGCGCTTGTCGTCGGCCAGCATGGAGCCGCGCAGCCCGAACGGCGCATTCCCAATCACCGCATCAAACTGGCGGCCATCCTGAGTGGCGAAGCGCTCCAGGCTCGAATTCAGCACCTCATGCTTGGCACCGTGCAGGGCCTGACCAATCTTGGCGCTAACCGGGTCCAACTCGACGCCGGTGACGGTAGCTGCAGCCGGCGCCGTCTCCAGGAATACCCCGGTGGCGCAGGACGGCTCGAGCACCGTGGCGTTTTCCTTCAGGCCGAGTTGGCGCAGCACGCGCCACATGGCCGCGGCGACCTTGGGGTCTGTGTAATACTCGTTGAGGCTGTCACCAATGCCGCCATTCCCGGAATACATGGTCAGCAGCTGGCGCTCGGCCGCATCCTGGGGGCCACCATTGGCGACAATAGCCTGGGCCTGCCGGTTGTACTCTTTGCGCTGGGACTGGGTGACGCCGGCACTCACGCCCCAGGCTGGAGCTGCGGCAGCATCAAATGGCTGCTCCAGGTCGACGGAGCGCGCGGCCGGCGCCGGCTCAGGCTCAGGTTCGCGCGGGGCAGCAAAGGAGGCGGGAGATGTAGGGTTGACCGGAGACGGCAACGGCAGAGGTGGTAGCTGGCCATCGATAAGATGCTTTTCACGGACAAACCAGCCGCCGTCCTTTTTGAAGGTATAGGGGTCAACCAGCATGGCCTCATCTTTCGACCAGTCGGAGGCGATCACTCCACGCAAGGTCTTGCCTCGCCCGGTGACGTGCTCGACGAGGGTTGACTCGCTCGGCACCGGCACCAGAGCGATAGGAAACATGCTCTCCAGCGCCGCGCGCGCTTCCTTGTGGGGCTTACCAACAGCATTGGCGATCAGGCCAATCAATGTCTCCTTCTCATCCGGGGTGCCGCGCTCCATGACCTGGGCAATACGGTCCTTGCCGAGCTTTGCCACCATATCCTCCAGCGTCAGCGGGGCCGGGGCCGGGGCCGGCTCAGGCTGCTTTGCCGCCAGTTGCGCTGGTGCCGGCTCGATAGGCTGCGGCTCAGCAAACAGGTCAGGCTCTGCAATGGCAGCGTGCGCAGGCTTGTGCGCATGCACGTCCAGCCGCTTTTTCTGCATGCGCACATGCGGAGCGGTCACCACACCGGTCTTGCTCACGGAGCCATGGACCAGTGTGGGAACATCAAACAGGCCAAACTGTTCAGCCTTGAGAAAGACAATCATGGCTCACCCTTATTTTTTTGTAGCAGTCTGCGCGGCTGGGAACACGACAAGCGCCTTGATCATGCCGGGTGCTTTCTTTGTAGCCGCCACCTTGCGCTTGAACTCAGCGACAGGGATTGTCGTTACCTCACCGAGAAAGCGCGGGTCATTGTAGTGCTTCATGTAGGCCAGCTTGGCGTCCTCGATGCTATCGAAGCCCAGCATGCACTTGTCTTCGTCATACTCCGTCCACTTCCCGGCTTTGCGCTGGTGGATGACGTAGACATTCTCGGCCTGCTGGCTGGGCCCTACATAGCAATCTACCTCGTCACCATCGGCGCCTTCGGAGCGGCTGACATAGCCGTAGGGGTAAAGCATCCGCGTCTGCCAGGGTTTGCCGTCTGGATCTACCCCGGAGCGCACGCTACCTTCGCGGTTTTCAATAGCCACGTCGATGCCCTGAAACGTCAGCATGTAGACCGGCTGGGCAGGGAGAGTGGTGGGGGTAAAGGCGTCCGGCGCCAGCACCATGGGGATTTTCTTCTGCTTGGGAATGTCGCGGATGACGGCGGCAGCTTCTGCGGCTGTGGCCTTCATGAATACAATTGCCTTTGCCATTGGTTGTGCACTCAGTAATTCTTTTATTACAAGAAGTCTCTTATCACGGCGCAGATTCAGTTTGTTCCTACGGTTCCCCGTAACATTCTTGTCTTTAAGTTCCTCAAGAATGATATTCAATTCATGCAGAGCATCGACCACTTCTGGATTGGATGACTTTTCGGCAGCAGCAAGCATATTTGCCTTTTCAGCCTGCCCTGCATTGAGCCTGGCAACTGCTTCCTCTTGGTATCTTCGCAGCATAGCTTGTTTGTCGGCCTCTTCCTGCTTGAGACGATCAATGCGGGCCTGTACTGTCTTTGGTACTGGCTTGCCGGTACGGCGAGAGAGAAAGTCTATAGCATCTGACCATTCTCCGTGGGTATCCTGATGCTCTTTACCTGGCACCGAAACTTCGTAGTCTGCCTCACCATTCATCATTTTATAGGTTGGTGGCAAAACATGGTCGGATATACGGATTTTGTAGTCTTTACCAGAATCGTCTTCATTAAGACGATGCGTTACCGTCAGGTATTGTGACGATGAAATACCGCTGCTATGGCGATCCGTTTCCAATCCCATAGCCTCAGCATGGCGACCAATCGCCTCACGGATATCTTCATGGCTCTGTGGATTAGTCAGCCGATCATGCGCGCGGACAAGCACAACCTTTCCGTTTTTCAAGTGGCGCTGGTGTTCATCAACATGGCCCTTCAGGAAAATTATCATTTCAAATCCTGCAAATTAAGTTCAGACAGCCACTTATCCATTCTGGACTGGCGCGCTGCGTCAGCATCCGTCATCACGTCCGTCATGCCTGGCAGCGACAGCCAAGTTCCCCGGCAATGCGGATGCTGCACGCCGGCCGCCACCCACCAGCGCTCAGCCGCGGAGCGCTCAATCAGCACATCACCCACGCGCTTGCGCGGCGCCGCTGACCGGCCGATGTTGGTCTTGCCGGGCCATACCTGAGTGTCACCGTCCAGTGTCTCATCGCTGGCGCTGGCCACGCGCATGATGACACCGTTTATCTTGCGGCAGAAGGGGCAGGCCCCAGCATACCGCTCCACTCGCTGCACGCGCGCGCCGGGCGCCAGGCTGGCTATCAGGCCCTGGTTCGCATTCTCGCCGGCTTCTGTTACCGCAATGCGGCGCCAGTCCCGGTTCAGGCTACCAAAAGCGTCAAAAAGCTGAGTCTGGAGACTATGAGCAGTCGCCAGCTTGTCACCCAGCATGACCCCTTCCTGGTGCGCCATGATGACTGTACGGAGCCGGTGGCGGACAGCATCGCCCATGTTACGGACATTCTCCGCGCACCGGGCGGCTCCATACCGCAAAACAGAAGACTGAAGCTTGCTCAGCCCGAATTCATCCACTGCTTTATCCACAGAGGACGGGAGATGTTTGACGACAACCGCTGCCTGCGGGTCCGTTACAGTGCCCATGGCAGCCTGCACGGCGCCCATCATGAAGGCCTTGGCCGCCAGCCACTGTGCTTCCTCGCGCACCACCACGGTCGGCATGTAGCGCTCGACCGTGCAATCTATCAACAGGCTCCAATCGTCCAGCGTCCACTGGTCGCGGGGCAGGCTTTCCAGGTACAGCCGCGCCAGCTTCAACTCAGCCGGGGTCCAGCGCGCCACCTCGCCGGGCCGGGGCTCCCGGCGCAGGGACGGATTGTGCTTCTCGCCGGCCAGCCATGCGGACAACTCCGCGTGAATGCCAGCTATCCGCGTCAGGCCGCGCTTAGTAAAGAGTTCCACCAGCAGGCGCACGAAGGCAGACGGGTGCTCATGCCAGATATCGGCATCCTCGCCGGGCGGGTCGCCGATGGCCTTATACATCACGTCCAGCACCTGGTCTGTCCGGCCGGGAGCGAGCGAACCTATATCTATGAGCAGTGGCTTGGCTATCTTCATGGCATCAAGAATACCGTCCCAACCGAACGGAAGGCAGCGCGTTTCATCTTTTTTTATACATTACCGCTTGCTTGTGTTTACTCAAATTTGATAAAGTCGAGCAATGGATAACCGGAGAGCAATCACATGATAACCCCTTCCTTCTGTACGACACCGCTCACAGTGGCGGCAATGCAAGTGGCCGAGGCCGCCCATGCTGGCCAGGTCCGCAAAGTCAGCGGCGTGCCCTACATCGGGCACCCTGTCGCGGTCGCCAGCATCGTGGCAATGGCTGGCGGGTCAGAAGCCCAGATAGCTGCTGCGCTCCTTCATGATGTGAAGGAGGATTGTGAGCCGCACTACTGGAAATTGGTTGGTGAACTCGACATCGCCGTAAAAAACATTGTCATTTCGTGCTCTGAAAAGAAGTTCGATAGCTTTGGAAAAAAGCGCAGTTGGATGGACCGCAAGCAGTCCTATTTGCTGTGTATGCACAATCCTGTGTATGTGCAGGACAATGCGCTGCTGGTTATCGCGGCCGACAAGCTGCACAACGTCAGCGATACCATTGACGGACTCAAGGCTTCAGGCAAGGAATCGCTGAAGGCTTTCGGCGCTGGCGCCTTTGAAATCGGCTGGTACTACTCGTCCATGCTGAACGCGCTGAAGGCCCGACTGGCAGAGCTTGACCATGACGAGGCCAAGAAGCTGAATAACGTGCTCTACCTGCTGGACGAGCAGACGCGCACACTGCTGCGGATGCTGGCCCCCATCATCGCCGATCACGCCAACTCGCTAGACAAATCCGACCCATCCACGCGGCGCACCGTCGACCAGATGGATGGCGTGATGGTCGGTAATGTTTTCGAGAAGCTTTATGCGGCCCATGGTGACCCGGATAACCTGGGCATGTTCCAGCGCATCCTGCCTACTCTCGTTGAAGCCGACAACTACTCCATCTGCATCAAGTACATCATGGGGGTTTGCTTCTGTGAAGTGACCACGGCCACCACGATGATTCTGGAGCGTGGCCGCGACTCCATCGAAGTTTTCCGCCGCCTGTGGCTGAAGCTGGCGTTTGGCCCGCGCGCCACCTACGAGTTGGACCGCATTGAGCAGTACGGCAGCAATGCCGTGCTCAGCGAAAGCGATATCCCCTTCTGAGGTAACAATGGCAAGAATCAGCATTTTAAGGCTTATCGCTGGGATGACTGGCGCCATGTTTGGCGGTATGCCAGCCGAGCGCCAGCCCCAGTTCAATAAAAAGGGAGACGGGAAAAAGTCCTGTCTCGAATGCGGAAAGGTGCACGCGCAGCATAACAAAAGCTTTTGCAGCGCGGAGTGCCACCGGGTTTATACCGAGCGCGAGAAGGCGGAGCGCAAGGCGGCAAGAAAGGTGACGAAATGAAAAAATGTACCAATGGTACTCGCCATAAATGGACGTTCGTAAAAAACGTGACCATCCGGCAGGAATCACTCAGCACTATTCAGCTTTCAAAGCGCGGTTTTTATAAATGCGCGTGTGGCGAAGGAAAGATAGGCGCCTACAAGATGGAAACCACAAAATGAGCCTCACCTACCTGAAAAATGCCTGCTGGGCCGCCCTCGAGCGCGATTGTACGCAGTATCTGATTTCCAATGCTGACGGCCGCGAGGATGGAGCGCTCAAGGCGCATATGCACGATCAGCTCTGCCGTTTCATGGTGGCGGCCATCCATGGCGGAGATACCGACAGCGTGCGTCTTGACTTCGACGAGGCATGGCATGCGGTACACGATGGCACGCAGGCCCTGACTGATCATCTTGATACGGAATTGGGTTTTCCTGTCAGCGGCCGGCCTGAATATGAAACCATGGTTCCGAAGTTTTTTGACCGGTTTTTCACGCTGGCCATGACGGCTATGGGTATCGTCGTTCCTGATGGATGGACAACAACGGTCAATCGTCTTGAGGTTGGTGAAAGCGAAAGCGGCCTTTACGTTTATGGAACTGCTGAATCAGTAAATGCTGTTCGTGACTGGATGATTATGCGCGATAAGCAAGCCACTGATAGCGTGAAAATATTGACCGAACAGTTAACGGAAAAAAGAGAAGCGCTTATGGTGCTTCCTGAAGGCTTTGAACTCGGCGATATTGCAGATACAGCGAATTCCTTGCTGGGTTATGAGAAGACCATCGCTGTTGGCCATGAAGATGATGCCTACAACACCGTCGAATCGACCACGGCCTACGCATCCCGCTTCCTGCAGGCCTTTATTAAGATGCAGGCTGCCATACCCAAGGGATGGAAAGCCAAAGCCGTTTTGATTCGCGCGAACGGCGATGCCGACGTGACCAACAAAATGAAGCGGGAGTGCATCGGCGAGTTTCATGTCGATGTTGACGAAGAGTGTCAGGACTGCGGCGGCTCCGGCTTCGTTGACGATGGCCTCTCGCAGACGGCCTGCACCACCTGCGACAACGAAGGCACGGTGACCAACAAGAAGGATATCCCCTGGACTACGATCAAGGATATCTATAAGCGCATGGTGGCTTTTGCAGGGGTTCGGCAGATGGAAGGAGTAAAGTCATGACCCACGATAAGATTGAATCGCTGCGGCGCATTGCAAACAGTGGGCTTCGTTCTAATCCAAAAATCGTCATTATTACCCCGGAAGAACTGCTTGCTCTGATCGATGAGTTGGAGCGGCTGCGGGACTCTGCCATAAACATGGCAACACATCGGATTGTGCCGGTCGAGCCGACAGAGGCGATGCTGCGCGCGGTATTTATCTTGCCGAAACATACACTGACCGGCGACGGCGACACCAAAAATATCTACAGAGCCATGCTCGAAGCTGCGCCGCTAGCTGATAGCGGTAGCACCCCATCCTCTCACTGGAAAGTGACCGGAGAGAAAGACCCGCACGCAGGCCATTATGACGGTGAGCGCTCGCAGCTTTCGCTGGGCAATATGACGGATGACGAGCTTGCCAATGCCGTCTTCATGCATGGCAATGAGTATCCGAAGATGGATGACGTGATTGCCGGTAAGGCAAAAATGCCGATTGTCTACCTGACAGCTGCCAAGGACCGTATCCGCTGGCTGTCGCGCGCGCTCGAAAGAGCAATCGAAGCACTGAAACAGGTGAAATCATGAGCGAGAAGATGCGGGCGGAGTTTGAGGCGGCACTTGTGGCTGTCGGGTACGTCTCGACTACGTTCTTCAACAACGAGCGCGACGCAGGGCCGGAAGGCTACTGCGACCACTGGCTGCGCGGTGCGTGGAAGGCTTGGAAATTGCGCCAGCCCGAGATCGACGCCTTGCAGGCGCGTATCGCTGAGTTGGAATACGAAGCCCGGTGGATCAGAGAAAAACTGAAACTTCCTGCCGACACCCAGCTACTGCGCGGCGAGAAAACGCTGGCAGGAACCATGCACGTTGTCTGCCATCGGGCACACGGTTACGTGGCGTATATCGAGGCGTACAAGTGCGACGATAAACAGGGCGAAATAGGCAGACTTAGCAAGCGCATCGCTGATCTTGAGGCGAACCGGTGCGTGGTGGTGCTGCCGGAATATCCCGAGATGGTATGTGCCCTATGGGACGTGTTCAACGGGAAGGAATGGCTCATGACTGTAACTAGTCCGCTGGAATGGGATGCAAAAGCCGTAAAGGATACGTTGCTGGCGCAGAACTACGCACCGTGGCTTCAAGTGGCACTTCGACACTCCATGACCGATGAAAGCTTGTGCACCACCATCACGGCGGCAGATGTGAAGGATGCGCGGCGGTATCAGTGGCTACGCAAGCACTATGAAGTAAGTTTGGTAATCGACTTTTTCGGCAACGGCTGCGTTAACAAAACCATCGAAATGGTCGAAGCAGCAATCGACGCCGCAATGGCCGGCCAAGATGCGGCAGGGGGTGAGTGATGGCTAAAAAAGCCGCTGTTATGATTGATGGGTGGAAACTGGGAATCTTCATAAAGCATCTTGATCGAGCAAAGCGGGTCTACACGCAACATCCCGGCATTACCAAGGATTACGTTTTGCTCAAAGTCGAATACGAATGGGTGTCTGATCTTTCGCCCATCATCGAAGCCGCTAATACGGAGTGTGAAAATGCAAAACGAGACTAAAACATGTCTTACTGACGGCAGACCAGTGACACCAGACCACAGAGAGATAGACCCTGCCACCGGGATGCAAAAGGCGTATGTAGTGCTGACACCGGAAGAACGCGCCAAGGGGTTTATTCGCCCACTTCGTCGGGCCTACATCCATTCAAAGTGTGGAACCGAGACAAAAATGGGACTGGCGCTGTGCGAAACATACGCAAGAGACCCATTTTTCTACAGTGGCACTTTTTGCGTTGGTTGCCGCGCCCATTTCCCGGTCGCCGAGTTTTCGTGGGTAGAAGATGGCGCAGGAGTAGGGACGTGAGCAAGATTACGGAGTTGGTTGAGCAGTACGGTACGCGCTGCAGAGGCTCCGGGGTGGCGCTGGAAGGCTGCAACTTCGGACTGTGTGGCGAAGAGGCGGCAAGGGCGAATATTATCAAAGCTGAAATAGCCAATAAAATCGCCGCCCTCGAAGAAAAAGAGCGGGCGCTGGAGTGGCTGCTGGAAAACGGATATGCGAAAGCCAAGCGGGTCATTTTTGAGCGGATTAATTTAGAGCCGTACAAATGCTATGTTGTTAACTTGACGACTAAGGGTGACATGTCCGCGCAAGGCAGCGGCCCCACGCCGCTTGACGCGGTGCTGGATGCGATGAAGAAGGAGGTGGGGTGATGACGACTAAGGCACAAGCTAGAGCGAATGAATATGCAAGCGTTGAGGTGGAATATAGCCCTGAATCCATGCGGGGCATTGCCAGGCACTATCTATCCGGCGCAGCCTACCAGAAAAAGGAATACGAGTACCAGCTTGCCATGTTGCGAAATGCGCTTTTACCTTTTGTGGTGTTTTACGAGCACACAATAAATTGTGCTTGCTGCGGAATCCGGCACTTCCCCGAAGAAAGAATGTCTGCCGAGCGCTGGAAAGCGCTTTACGAGGCGGCAACTGAGATAGGCATTTCTCGAAAGGAGCAAGGCCATGACTGACCAGCTTGCCGAAGCGGCGCGGGCCTTGCTGAATGCATACTTTCCGCAGGGCTGCATGAATGCAGAAGCACACACGCTGCGCGAGGCGCTGGCAGCACATGATGCCCGTGACGTTAACGCCATCTGGGGCGCCATTGGCGCTTGGCATGAAGCCCACGCCGACATGGACACTGCTGCCGGCCTGCCGTACAAAGGCCCGTACAAGAATCGCGTTGACGCCATCCACCAGACTGGCGCAGTGCTGACAAAATTGATAGGAGAACGCAAGCCATGATGACCCCTGACCAGATTTCAGCACTGAAGGCGGCGGCGGAAAAAGCAACGCCGGGGCCTTGGGCCTATATTTTTGCCGGGAAAAATGAAATGCGGAAATTACGCTGCGCAGATGGCAGTCCAGTTACCCCAATCGCGTCAATATCCCACCGCGTCCCCGGCGGATTGGTAAGCGCAGTTTGTGCCGCGAGCATAGACGGTGATTTTGTCAGATTCAGCGAAACCAGCCTTTCTTGGCCTGAATGTGACTCTGAATACATCGCCCTCGCCAACCCCGCCGCAATCCTGGCCCTGATCGGGGAAGTGGAGCGGCTGACAATAAGCCATGCCAGGTACGAGAAGATGCGCAAAATGAACGTGCCGCAGTTTGCCGACCTATTCCGGGCCAACATCAGCAGCGGCGTACCTTTTGATGAGTTGCTGGACAAATGGTGCGGCGAGGTGCAGCCATGAGCACACTTGGGCCTATCCCCGCGAGCGCGGGGGAACCTTTGGTCGATGACCTAATGATGGCCGCATGCGGCTGACAGGAACACAAGAAAAACCCCGGCATGTCCGGGGTTTTTTTAGCGCTTGAAGCGGGCCATGAACTCGTCAGAGAGCGTGATGCCCGTCTTATCCCCCGACTGGAGCGGTCGGCAATCCTCGTAGTCGAAGGCGTCAGGGTTTTCGCGCTCTGCCGGATCTTCCGTCACCCCATCATTGTTGGGCTTTGCACCCTGCTCTTTGCTCATGGATTTTTCCTCTGAAACACAATGATAGCACCATCGAGCGCCTTGTGCATGGGCTTGCCAGCCGGCGCAGCTGTCGTTTTGCCCTTGGACTGCGCAATCAGCTTGGGCGGCTGGCCGCGGGGCACGTTGTTGTCGCGGAAAGACCAGGCATCGACCAGTGGCTTGATGGCATCAAAGGACTGCTCGTTCTTGGTATTGCCCAGTACCACGTCGACAGGGACATACCGGCCCTCATTGCCACCCCCAAGGAAACGCCCTACGGCGCGCTTGGCGGCCTCCTGACGGGGCAGATGCATGTAGTGGGCTGCCACGGAGTACCCGCTCGACTTGAAGCCGTGCACCAGCGATACAGCCTTGTCCGGCGTCTTCATGGTGGCATCGTGCACGATGTTCAGGCCATTGGTCTTGGCCAGGTCCGTGATCTTATCGAACAGATCCCCGCTCTCGTCATGAACCTCGAAGGCATTCCACCCCTTGTACTCCGGCAGCATGTGCTTGATTTCATCGGCGTCCAGCACCACGGCCTTGCCTGGGTCATAAACCGTGTTCTTGAAGCTGCTTTTTCCACTGCCACCACGACCGCCCAGGATGGTGAACGAGGGAGGCGTCCCATCGGCTGGGCGGGCGGCGGCAATCTTTTCAGGGCTTAGGAACTTGTCAATGATGGTCTGGTGCAGCGCTAAACGCTCCGGGGTGTATTTGCCGTCCTTCTTGAATAACTCGATAGTCGGCTTCACTCCTTTGAGTTTGGCCTCCACATTGTCAATCTTGGCCTTGGTGTCTTCCGGGAATCCGGCCAGCACCGATGCGACCGATACGTCAGCCTGGTCATGCAGCTTGGCAAATGCCGCAGCGTCAAACTTATCGGGCGCCTGCTCGCCATCGGCAGGCCCATCCTGCTCATGGTGCGTAACCTGGCCCCACTTTACCTTGTGCTCAAATCCTGTTTCGTCCTTGACGTGCCCGCCATGCTTGCCAGCAGCTGTGACGTGGCCCTGGCCAGCCATCGAGCCCATTTGAAACTTCACATGCGTACCGACAGGGTGCACAGGGGGTGGCTGTCCGTTGCTGACCCAGCGCTTTGACTGCACCCCGTTTTTATCGGTAATGGTTTTCTGCTGGAGCTTGCTCTTGTCCATGGCCTTGAAAAAAAGCGCCTTTTCAAACGTAGGCATTTCATCCCCCGATGGGTCCGGTATCTGCCCACGGACAAAAACCTTTTTACCGTCCTCATCGTGAGCGATGGCGCCGTCTTCCCCGTGATCAATAATGTTGAAGCGCTTTTGCATCCGCTGACGGTGCCCCAGGAAACGGTCCCAGTGCACGTCATGATGCGTGCCGCCGTCATCCCGCACCTTCATGCCGTGCACGCCCTTGCACACGACGGCGCCGTACATCGGGCCATTTTCAGGGTGGCTGAAATAGACGCTATCGCCCGGCTGTACATCAGGCGGCTGCTCAACGGGCTTGGGTGGCGCCGTCTTTTTTGCCGGCTCAGGCTTCAGCACTTTCCGCATGGTCACTCTACCGTGTAAATGTTCAGGCCGAAGGATTTGCCGAAGTCTTCCTCTTCGTCATCCTGCTTGCCGAAGTCAAGAGCTTCCGTGGGCGCTGCGGCCTTTCCGCTTTCATCGCCTTCAGACCCGGCGGCGCCGGTGGCGATATCGGGCTGCTCCGGTGGCTGACGGCCACCCTGCTGCTGCGCGGCCGGCGCGTGGCCTGGCTGAGAAAAATTAGAGGCATCCGTGCCTGATGTCCCTTTTCCCGGTGCGCCGCTACCCTGCGGAGCCCCCTGCCCATCCTGGGCTGATTGGCCTCCGGCCACGTCCTGACCGCCATCCGGTGGCGGCGTTCCAAAGTCCTCTTTCTCGCCCGGCTCATCGCCCTGGTCCTGCGTGATGGTCTGCGTATACAGAGCGATCAACGATGGATTCAGCGGGGCATCCCCCACCGGGCCCGGCATGGCGTCAAATCCCTCCTGCGCGCGCGCCTCGTTCACGGTCAGGACCAGCTTGCGCATTTCCTGCCGGGCCTGCTGATCTTCCTCGTCAAGACCCGTGAAGCGGAACACGAACTTGTCACCGAAGGCCGACAGCACATAGTCGGTCAAAGTGTTTTCGTAGAAAGACAGCAGCGGGAGCAGACCCTTGTCCTTGCTGTCCTCGAGCTTGGCCTCGGTGTCGCTACCGGACAGAGATGAGGTATTGCCGCCCGAGAAGCTATCAAAATTGATTTCAGACGGCGACATGCCGTAAATGGCGCAGATGATCGAGGTGAGAAACGACATCCACTTGGCAAAGTACATTTCGTTGAACTGCTCGCCAAAGCTCTCGAAGGAGGCGGCGCTGTCCGCGTCCCTGCTGACCATGACAGGCAGCGTCCAGGCATTGTTTATGCCCTTGACCATGCTGTTCCAGTAGCGCTTGAAGGCATCAATGTCCGTGCTGGCGTATTCGCCGCGCAGGTGGAGCATCCCGCGAGGGATGGCGTTGCTGTCGAAGCCCTTGATGTTGTAGGTCATGGCGTTCAGGAAGCCAGTGACCACGCGAATCAGCACCTCCGTCTCGCTGTAGCCGTAGCCGCAGGCGCGCACGTCGGTACGCGGGTTGCGGACCTCATAAATCAGGTCATCAAAGGTATAGAGCGCGCGGATCTTCCCGTTCACGAACTGGAGACTGGTGATTTCGTCGCGGCCCTGGTAGCCGGCCTCCACACAGAGGCGAATGGTGCCCCCGTCGACGGCATATAGGCCGTCAATGCCCAGCTTCTTATCCCGCTTCATTTCGGTTTCGATGGCCATGGCATCGAAGGTCAGCGTGTCGCGGGTCAGCTTTGCCATGAAGGCACTGAAATTATCACGCTTCAGGCGCTTGCGTTCGCGCGCATTGAACTCCCACCCGCAGTTGGTCACGAACCGATTCAGGAGCTTGATGCTCTCCTGCTCCGTGTCCGTAACCTGGTGCTCTTTGTCGACGTGGCGGACAGTGAAGCCCGGCCCCTCGCCGGATTCCTGCACCCGGCAAAACCGGCTTATCTGGCGCTGGCGGGTCATGATGACGGCATTCAGCACCGGCGTCTGGTCGACCATGGCGCGCAGGCTTTCAAAATTCAGCAGCGATGGCCGCTCCCAGAAGTCGCCCTGCACCGATACCTGGTACTCGTCCAACTGCACGGACTGCATTCCGCGGGCATGGGTAGCCGCGTTGCGCGAGGGAAAAGGGATGATATTGCCGTAGTTCAGCGACTTATTGACCGCATCGTCCTCCATCCGCTGAGTGATGAAGTCGATGACGGGTGCCAGTTCATCCGGCGGCATGATCAGGTCGCGGATACCTTTCGGGGCAAACGACTTCTGCATGATGCCCAGCGCTTCCGTGCGCTCAGCCAGGGGCGCTGCCTGATTAAAGGCAGTTCCTTCAACAGAATCATTGGGGGTTTTGGACATAGATGCTCTCCTGCCGCCTACTGTAGTGTCACGTAGGCGGCAGTAGAATCAGGGTTATTCCAGATGAGATACCTCTATCGGTTTTATGGCGGCCATGGCCAGCCGGTAAATGTCGTTTCTCCACGCACCCTCGCGTACTTCCTTCCGCGGCGGGGTAGTGGAGCGCACAGAGCGGATCGCTGCCCGCAGGTCGCGGCCGCCGATCAGGCCGGCCAGTGACATTGCCTCCATGTCGCGGCCACTCAATGCTGAATGTCCTCTTCTTTCGTGGTCTTCAGGTACTTTTCCACGTTCAGCATGGTTTCGCGCATCGCCTGCATGGCCATGCTGATCTGGTTGCGGTCATTGTTGTTCAGGGCAGACAGGATGTGGTCGATGTACAGCATCATGGTCTGCAACAGGCCGTAAGGCTGGCCCAGGGCCTCGCCGTTGACTTCCTGAATCAGCGTATCCAGCAGGAACCGGCGCGCGAAGAGGGACTGCTTGCGCATGGCAGTGAAGCGGTCACCGATATCCTGCGCCTCGTTGCCGGGCTGCGTGATGGCGATGAAGTAGGCCTTCGTGCGCTCGTAGATGCTGGCCAACTGCTTATGGCAGGCCCGGCGGGTCACCAGCTCGGACGGATCCAGCACGGCGTCTTCATAGGTCATGGCCCTGGTCAGCTTTTCCTCGAGCACGTCCTGTTCATGCTTCGTGGTGGCCAGGGCCTCGGCAGCAGCACACAGCAGATCGCGGAGCTTCACGTTCACTGGCACGTTGTCCAGCCCGATGGAGGCCTGCACCAGCGCCACAATCAGGTTGTTGGCGTCGGGCACCCCAAAGCGAGTAAGGCCGGCCTGCAGCAGATCCTCGCGGTCCAGCGCATCGACGGTCATCAGATTGGACACCAGCAGGCCGCGGACATTGTGGGGCATCAGCGTCTGCTGGATGATCGGCCAGACAGCACGGGCCTGCTCAAACGTGCTCTCGGGCACGCGGAACACGATCACGCCACCCTGCTGCACCGTGAAACAGCGGGCGCGCAGGCCGGCAAGGGTAATCTCGATGGTTTCCTGCGCATTCAGCACCTGGCGCTCGGTATGGGTGCAGGGCTCTACTTCTTCTTGTACGGCTTCGACGTTCAATTTCTCTCTCCGGTTGCAAAAATATGGCCTGTCCAATATAGCAAGATAGCAGTCCTGTTTCATCAAATTTGAGACACAAAAAACCCGCCATTACAGCGGGTTTTTTCACTGGCCTGGATTATTCGGAAGGAGCAGCGTCAGCGATGTCGCCTGAGGCCGGTTCAGCGATAGGGGCGGCAGCTTCAGCTTGCTCGGGAGCGGCAGCATAGGTGGCGTCGACCGGAGCAGCCGGAGCATTTTCACCAGTGCTGGCACCAGCCGGGGCGGCTTCGGCGTCGACCAAAGGGGTTGTGCTTTCCACGATAACGGTGTCCTCGGGATTAACCTCAGGCTCCGGTTCGCCAGCAAAGGCAGCCTGCTGCAGGCCATTGAATACGGCAGCAGCAGGAGCGGCAGCAGCAGCCGTGGCCTGGGCGTCAAAGCCGGCCGCCACGCTGGGGGTCAATTCCTGGGGCGCCGGATTGCTGAAATCCTTGGCACCAAAGGCAATCCCGTGCGCGCCAATATCGGATTCGTAGTAGGCGATGCTGGTCAGGGATTCGGCTTCACCGGTGGGGTCAACGGTCAGGTCGACCAGCTGCGGGAAGTCGGACGGCCCGGAATGGTTGAAAACAACGACAGCAGGGACTGTCAGTCCGGACAGTTCATGGCGGAAGTAAACGAGTTCTTTCATTTTTTTGTACCCTTGGTTGCTAAAAGTTAGAACGTGGAGTGCAAATACTACACCCGGTTGCGCCCTGATGTCAAGGCGCAGCGAGGTCTGGTATCAGGTGCTAGCGCGGATAGCGCAGGCTACTTCGTGTTCAGCAAGGCACTCAGGAGAGTGCGAGACGCCATCTGTTGCGCCACAATTGGTGCCTTTGCAGGTTTTCCCCGCAGCCGTTTCCAGTTTGGCGATACCCTGCACCAGTGCTTCCGTCTTCGCGGCCTGGCCCTTCTGATAGGGCATCCACTCGGCGTAGAAGGCAAGGTTTTCGGTCGGGTCGCCATCCTGCACCAGCGTTACCGACGTGACGGGGAACTGCCGGCCGGCATGGTCAATGACGGACAGATTTACCACGGTATCGCTGTGGACATAGGCCACCAGCGCGGCCAGCGGGGCAATGCCGTCGTGACACAGGCAATTGCCGTTGTCGCCACGGAATTCCGTGTTTTTCGGGCGGAACCACACTACGCGCCCAACAGTGGGGGTGATCAGAGGGATTTTGTCGTTCATGCTTTTCTCCTGGGTGATTGATTGCTGTGGCCGGTGGCGTCGGTTTCAAGCCGCCGCCTCATCCATGCCGACTACGCTAACACACTTTGCCACTTGAAGCGGGTAGTCACCGGCGCTGAACCCGGCATTCCTTAAATGCCCGATCTATCTTGTGCCTTTAGCCGCAAGTTCACGAATAAATAAGGAGGCTGTACCTGCGCATCAGCCTGCGCATTCACTACCCACAAAACTGCGCTCTATCAGCAGGCCGCTCCGCCCAGGGTTGGAAAACGGTTTGTACCAGATGCAGAACGCAGTTTTGTGAGCTGTAGGAAGCAGACGGGACTCGAACCCGTGACCTTGGCAATGAAGATGCCAAACTCTACCGCTGAGCTACTGACTCCCCACAAGTGAATGCTCTTAGTGGACAAAGGACGGGGTGTCGCCTCAAATGTAGACAGCCCCTGCATTCCACGAAAAGCACTCACTTGTGAGTTGTGAATGGTGGCTCCTATGGCAGAACCTGGACTTACGTGGGCATCACTGATCAAAGCTTCTTTCCTTGGTGTCCAGCCCATATGTCTGGCACCCCGGTTGCGCTTCCTCAATGCCAGCCTGCCGCTACCATACTGGACGATAACCACGCATTACCGTGGCACCGCACCCATCTACTCTTGCAACAGCTCGGGTAAGACCCGACTCACCACTCACAAGGACTTACTCTCTGGGCGCCAACCCGGCAAAGGCTGACCGTCAATGCCGGATAACAAAGAGCAAGTTCTTGTAAAAGGTATCCGGTATGCACACCCTACCGGAGTCGGGCTACTTGTAGCACAGTGCATTTGTGCCCCGGTGTTTTGCGCTGGGGGTGGCTCCCCAACACCGAGCAGGAGAAAAGTTGGCCGTCTTTCCGGCCTGTCACCGCGGTAGCTTCGGTCCTCGCCGCATCT